TGGCACTTGGATTCAGCGGCATTGGCATAGCTGATACGTTTATACACGTAGACTTGCGCGACTCTACGCCTGTTATGTGGACATACTGATATGTTATATACAAAGAATGTAAACTTAACGGACACTTCTACGCAAACGCTTGTGACCATACCTAGCGGCTACGTTGCCCACTGGACTATGGTGTTTGTTTCTAACCTACACAACTCTACTAACAGCATCACTTTGTTTATTGATAAGACGCCTGACCCTGACATTTACATACTAAACGGAACTAACGTACAGTCTAAAGAATACTTGCTTATTGACGGCAATGCTGTGTTTGTGTTACAGCCCGGAGATGTTATCAAGGCATCAGCAGGCAGCGCAGGGAACATGGAAGTCGTAGTCACCTTTGATCTACTAGAAGCCCCTGCAACTTTTGTAAACTTTAACGGCGTATGACAGCAGTTAATGTAGAACTGCTAGATTGGCAGAAAAAGGTCTTTAATGACCCTACGCGCTTTAAGGTAGTTGCTGCTGGGCGTCGTACAGGCAAGTCCCGACTGGCTGCGTGGATGTTAATTATTAATGCGTTGCAGGCTGAACGTGGTCATGTCTTTTATGTAGCGCCAACACAGGGACAAGCTAGGGACATTATGTGGCAGACGCTCCTTGAACTAGGCCACGATGTTATTACAGGTTCCCACATTAACAATTTACAGATAAAACTTGTTAACGGCGCAACCATTACCCTTAAGGGAGCAGACAGACCAGAAACTATGCGTGGTGTTAGTCTTAAGTTCCTTGTAATGGACGAGTACGCAGACATGAAGCCTGACGTTTGGGAGCAAGTACTTCGCCCTGCTCTGGCTGACCAGAAAGGTTCAGCGATGTTCATAGGAACTCCTATGGGACGCAATCATTTTTACGAGCTGTACAAGTATGCGGAGCTAGGCGATGATGAAACGTATGCGGCGTGGCACTTCACAAGCTACGATAACAACTTACTCGACCCTGATGAAATTAACATCGCGAAGAAATCAATGTCTTCTTACGCCTTTCGTCAGGAGTTCATGGCGTCCTTTGAGGCTGTTGGCTCAGAGATGTTTAAAGAAGAATGGGTACACTACGGTGAAGCACCAGAAGCAGGAGACTACTACATAGCCATTGACTTAGCTGGCTTTGAAGAGGTAGGTAAAAAACGCACAAAGAGTTCTAAGCTAGACGAAACTGCAATCTCCGTCGTTAAAGTGGGTGACAACGGTGACTGGCACATAGAAAACATTATCTACGGACGTTGGACGTTAGACGAAACTGCAATGAAAATATTTCAGGCAGTCAGGGATTACCAACCAACCTCTGTAGGTATTGAGCGCGGCATTGCAAAGCAAGCAGTAATGTCTCCGTTAATGGATCTTCAAAGGAAGTACGGCAAGTACTTTAGAGTAGAAGAGCTTACGCACGGTAACAAAAAGAAAACTGATAGGATCATGTGGGCATTACAGGGTAGATTTGAAAACGGCATCATAAGTTTAAATAAGGGCGAATGGAACGCACGTTTCCTCGACCAGCTATTTCAGTTTCCCGACCCGCTAACTCACGATGATCTTGTTGATTCCCTAGCGTACATTGATCAACTAGCAACTGTACCGTATGGAATACACGACTTTATAGAAGATGAAATAGAAATCTTAGACATTGTAGCGGGATATTAATTATGGAAGACAACATATACAGCCCTGATCCTTTACTCGTTCAAGAATCCTTGGAAGAGTGGGTAATGACAAAATGCGAAGACTGGCGCGACAACTATCAGTCCAACTACGAAGAAAAGTTTGATGAGTACTACAGACTGTGGCGTGGCATCTGGGATCCAGCAGATACTGAACGCAAGTCAGAACGCTCACGAATAATTAGTCCTGCCTTGCAGCAAGCTGTAGAGTCTAACGTTGCTGAAATGGAAGAGGCTACGTTTGGTCGCGGTAAGTGGTTTGACATTTCAGACGACATGAACGACAAAGAATCTCAAGACGTTCTCTATTTGCGTAACAAGCTTACCGAAGACTTTGAGAATACCAAAGTTCGTAAGGCTGTCGCAGAATGTCTTATCAACGCTGCTGTATTTGGTACAGGTGTTGGCGAGATCGTTATTGAAGAGATCAAAGAGATGGCTCCAGCTACCCAGCCGATCATGGATGGGCAGCTTCAGGCAGTGGGTGTTAACATTACAGATCGTGTGGTTGTTAAGCTCAAGCCTGTCATGCCGCAGAACTTTCTGATTGATCCTGTAGCTACGTCCATTGAGGACGCTATGGGCGTCGCTGTGGACGAGTTTGTTGGAAGCCACCATGTAGAGCAGTTACAAGAGAACGGCGTCTACAGGGACGTATACGTAGGCACAGCGGCTCCTGACACAGACCTTGAGCCTGACCAAGACATTACCGTATACAGTGACGACAAAGTTCGGCTGACAAAGTACTATGGACTTGTTCCTAAGCACATGTTAGAAGAAGCTACCGACGAGAAGATTGACGGCGATGCTGGATACGTAGAGGCGGTTGTTGTTATTGCCAACGGCGGCGTTCTTCTTAAAGCTGAAGCAAACCCCTACATGATGCAAGACAGGCCTATTGTTGCGTTTCCGTGGGATGTAGTGCCTTCTATGTTCTGGGGTCGTGGCGTTTGCGAGAAAGGCTATAACTCTCAGAAGGCTCTCGATACTGAGTTACGCGCACGTATTGACGCTTTAGCGCTGACAATCCATCCAATGTTAGCTATTGACGCTACTAGGTTCCCGCGTGGAGCCAAGCCTGAGATACGCCCCGGCAAAACAATTTTGACTAATGGAGATCCTCGTGAAGTTTTACAACCCTTTAACTTTGGTCAAGTGGGGCAGATCACGTTTGCCCAAGCAGCTAGTCTCCAGCAAATGGTCCAACAAGCTACTGGAGCAGTTGATTCAGCGGGACTCGCTGGTAACGTTAATGGTGAAGCTACTGCCGCTGGCATTTCTATGTCTCTCGGTGCTATCATTAAACGCCATAAACGCACCCTGATTAATTTTCAGCAGTCATTCCTGATTCCGTTTGTTAAGAAAGCGGCGTATCGTTATATGCAGTTCGACCCAGAAAACTACCCTGTAAAAGATTACAAGTTCAACGCAACCTCTACGCTGGGCATTATTGCTCGTGAGTACGAAGTTACACAGCTTGTTCAGTTGTTACAAACCATGAAGCAGGATAGTCCAATCTATCCAGTTCTCATCCAAAGCATTATCGACAACATGAACTTGTCCAACCGCGAAGAACTGATTGCAGCTATGCAGCAAGCTCAGCAGCCTAACCCAGAAGCACAACAGGCAGCTATGCAAGCGCAGCAATCACAGCTTGCGTTACAGCAGTCGCAGACAGCGGCACTGTCAGCACAGGCACAAGAGTCTCAGGCACGAGCACAGAAGTACTCTGTCGAAGCACAACTTGAGCCACAAGAGGTTGAGATCAAGCGCATTGAGGCTATTACACGTAACCTCGCAGCGGGTGATCAAGACGACAAAGAGTTTGAGCGCCGCTTAAAGGTAGCACAAGCAATCACTAAAGACAAAGAAGTAGAGGCTAAGATAAATGTTAATGACACAGCAAGACCTCAAGAACCTAATCAGCCAAGTCAACGAAGCGTTCAAAGGCCAGTTCAACCGCCTGTCGAACCTAGAGGAGAAGGTAGCCCGTTTGGAGGAGAGCCTGAATGAGCAAGGAAAAAGATCCACGCCTAGCAAGGGCAGGAGTAAGCGGGTTCAACAAGCCAAAGAAAACGCCTAGCCACCCTACAAAGTCTCACGTAGTTGTAGCCAAGGAAGGCGACAAGGTTAAGACCATTAGGTTCGGACAGCAGGGAGTCTCAGGTGACAAAAAGCCTACGGCTCGTCAAAAGTCCTTCAAAGCACGACACGCAAAGAACATAGCCAAAGGCAAAATGTCTGCGGCATATTGGGCCAATAAGGAGAAATGGTGATGCCAGTACCAGTAGCTTTAGCAGCAGTAGGACGATTAATAGCCAGCAAAGGAGTACGCGAGGCTGTAAAAAAATACGGACAAAAAGCGGTAGACGAGTATCGTAAGATGTCATCAAAAGCCAGCAACAAACTAGACAAGGCTCAAGGTATTAAACCTAGTTCACCCGGACGTACATCAAAAGACCGGGGAGTTGTTGTAGGTAAAGACAGAACTAAAGCTTTTAAAAACACTGAGCAAATTAAAGGCGGTGTTAAAGGAGCAGTAGCAGCAGGAGCAGGAGCCGCCGCAGGAGCAGCACTAAAGAAAAAGAAAGATGAAAAACCTAAAGCTGCCCCAAAATCTAAGGCTAAACCCAAAGCAAAACCAGCTCCTAAGAAAAAGTCTGAAAAGGGTACACGGGTAGTCGGAGACAAAACAGGCGTCAAGGTCTATAAAGACGGCAAGTTAGTCTCTAACCGTAAAAAGAAAAAGTAAGGACTTTTAATGAGCTACGAAACCAAGGTTAAGGAAGCCATAGGGTATTGTCTAAAGCAAAACCATCTCAAAGGCACCTCAAATGAGAAAGTTGTTTTAATGTACTCAGGTGGTATGGACAGTGTAAGTTTACTTTGGAACTTGTTAGAACATACGGAGCACGACGTACATGTACACTCAATACACTTGCACAACAAAGAAGGGCGTTACAAAGCTGAAGCACAAGCAATCCTAAACACCATACAGTACATGAAGGACAACCAAAGACCCTTTGAGTTTTCTTCATCGGTGTACTCGTACATGGCTAAGGGCTGCGGTGGTCGGGACATGGCTCTGTATCTTTTCCAAGCTACTCGCGTAGCAACAGGAGAGGGACGTACAACAGCAGCAGTCTATACTGGCGACTACAACATGAGCAAAGTAGAATCAGCAGAAGCCTACGGCATTCTGTCAGCTATGTCTACTGGTCGCCGCTTTAGACCCGTATGGGCTACGCCGTTTGATAACATGACTAAGACACCTGTTGAGCGTAGTAAAGGCATCTACATGAGTATGCCTGAGCCTCTTAGGGAAATGTACTGGTCATGTCGTAAACCCACGGAGGTTGGTGAAGGTTTTCTAACCTGCGGTGAGTGCCACGCTTGCAAAAGGCAAGCACACATGAAAGAAAGTTTAAAAACTTAGGAGGCTATTATGCCAATGGTAAACGGAAAGAAATACGCATACACAGAAGCAGGCAAAGCTAAAGCTAAACGCGCAGCCACAGCATCCGGTAAACGAAGAAAGACTGGTAAAAATACCAAAAAGGCTTGACATTTGAGCAAAAGTATGGTATAATATATAGTGTATAGTAACTAATGAGATAACCAAAGGGCCTCTATGAAACCTGAATTAGAAACATATTATAATAATTACTTCGATCTTTTTAACACAGATGGTTGGAAACAACTCTTAGAAGATTTTAAAAGTAATGCAAATATAATAAACTCAGTTGAAGCAACAAAAGATGTAGATGATATGTTTTTCCGTAAAGGACAACTTAACGTATTAGCACATCTAATTAACTTTGAAGCTATTACTACTAACGGCTTTGAAGACGCGCAGAACAATCCAGAAGATGATTAAGGTATACGATTTTAAGTGTACCAATGGTCACTACTTTGAAGAATTTGTAGACGCTGACGCTACAACCAGTAGGTGCGGTTGTGGTGCTAACGCTACAAGGGTCGTTTCAGCAACGCCATGCGTACTTGAAGGTGCGTCTGGGGACTTTCCCGGACGGCACATGAAGTGGGTACGAGAACATGAACAAGCTGGACGTAAATAAAACTCCACAACCGTTAGGCGGAGAAGGTAAAATAATATGGCACGAGCACAACTCGTAGACGAGCGTTCGGAAGAAGAAGACAACAACGTAGATAACATTGCAGAAGAGCAGGAAGTTATTGAGTCTCCTAAAAAGGAGGTAGCTCAAGAAGTCTTACCAGAGAAGTACCAGAACAAATCCTTGCAAGAGGTTGTTCAAATGCACCAAGAGGCTGAAAAGCTCCTTGGTAAACAAAGCTCTGAGGTTGGTGAACTACGTGGAGTTGTTGACGACTACATCCAAGCACAACTCGCACAGCAACAAGCACCTGTACAACAGCAAGAAGAAGACGATACTGACTTCTTTGTTGATCCAAAGACCGCAGTTAGCAGGGCAATTGAAAACCATCCTAGCATTAAAGAAGCTGAACAAGCTACTCAACAATATAAAAAACAAACAGCTTTGGCACAACTTCAAAGCAAGCATCCAGACATGAACGATATTGTTAAAGATGCTAAGTTTGCTGAGTGGATTAAAGGCTCTAAGATCAGGACTCAATTGTTTGTACAAGCAGATCAGGCTTTTGATTACGACGCCGCTGATGAACTGTTCTCCCTCTGGAAAGAGAGAGCTTCTGTTGCGAAACAGACAGTAGCAGTTGAGAAGCAAGCCCGTAAGCAACAAGTTAAATCTGCAAGTACCGGCAACGCCCGAGGAACAGGTCAAACTCAACGTAAGAAGATATATCGTCGTGCTGATATTATTAAACTTATGAAGACCGACCCAGATCGTTATGCAGCTTTGTCAGAAGAAATCTTTCAAGCTTACGCCGAGGGTCGTGTTAAGTAGCCTAATCTAAAGGAGATTTATCATGGCGACTCAAACTTATCCCGGTACAGTAGGCGGTGGCTCCATTGTCAATAAGACAGCCGCAGCAACATTCATCCCTGAAATCTGGAGCGACGAAGTAATTGCCGCATACCAGAAGAACCTGAAGATGTCACCTCTTGTAAAGAAGATGTCTATGACAGGTAAGAAGGGCGACAAGATCCATGTCCCTAAGCCTATCCGTGGCGCTGCATCTGCTAAGGTGCAAGATACTGCGGTTAACATTCAGGCAAACGTAGAGCAAGAATTGCAGATTGAAATCAATCGTCACTTTGAGTACTCGCGTTTTATTGAGGATATCGTAGAAGTACAGGCACTCAACAGCCTGCGACAGTTCTACACAGAAGACGCTGGTTACCAGTTGGCTCTGACGGTTGACACTGACCTGATGAACTGTGGTACTGGTTTCGGTGACGGAACGCTTGACCTCGCTGCTCCTACTGGCGCAGATTGGGTTAACAGCAACAGCTACTACTTTAACGCTGCTACTGGTCTGAGTGCCTTTGCTGCTGGTACTGTAGCTACTGGTGACAACTTCACCGACGTAGGTTTCCGTGAGGCTATTAAGCTTCTGGATGACGCCAACGTACCAATGGAAGATCGTTGCTTGATCATCCCACCTGCTGCTCGCAAGACAGTAATGGGAATTGAGCGTTACGTATCTAGCGACTTCCGTGATGACCGCACTGTTAAGTCTGGTTTGATTGGTAACGTCTACGGTGTTGACATTTACGTTTCTAGTAACTGTCCTACGATTGAGACTAACGTTCGTGGCGCTCTGTTCTTCCACAAGGATGCTATCATCCACGCGGAGCAGATGAATGTACGTTCGCAGACTCAGTACAAGCAAGAGTACTTGTCTACTCTGTACACCGCTGACACCCTCTATGGTGTTCAAGTGTATCGTCCTGAAGGTGGCTTAGTACTAGCTGTCTTTGACGAGTAAGACCCTTAGCCCCTTCGGGGGCTTTTCCTTTTTCTTGTTTGCTTTGAGGATAGCTTATGCCTATTTATAGGGGTGATGGAGGTTCAGGTGATTCGTCTACGGACGCCTATGCTTCAGAGATTGCCCAGTATGCACAGACAGCTACTGAGAAAGCAAACGAAGCTTCGGCTAGTGCAACGGCGGCTGCTAATAGCGCCTCTGCTGCTGCTGGTTCGGAGTCTGGCGTGGCCGCTGATGCTGCCGCTGCCA